AAGTGATGTGCAACGCGGCAGCGCGGGCATTAGCCAACAACATGGGTATCGCCTCTGGCCCCCAGGTCGAGGTCACAGTTGATCGCCTACCGGATGGGGAGGACATCACCAATGTCTACCCCTGGAAGATCTGGCAGGTCACCACCGACAGAACCGGGGGCGGTCAGCCTGCAGTTCGATTCTTCCAGCCCAACATGAACGCCGACGTACTGCTCCAGGTGTTTCAGCAGTTCGCTAAGCAGGCTGATGAAGTAACGGGTATCCCTAACTATGTGTATGGTTCAAGCGCAGTTAGCGGTGCTGGTCGTACTGCTAGCGGACTGTCTATGCTTATGGACAACGCGTCCAAGGGAATCAAGCAGGCAATAGCAAACATTGATAGAATAGTAAGTGGTATTGTGCGCAGACTATATCTGCACAATATGATGTATGACGATGATCCATACATCAAAGGCGATTTCAAAGTAGTAGCAAAAGGCGCTATCGGTCTCATCCACAAAGAGGCCCTCCAGATGCGCCGCAATGAGTTCCTCATGGCTACTGCAAATCCGATTGACTCCAACATTGTTGGCCCCGAGGGTCGTGCCTACCTGCTCCGTGAGCTCGCTCGCGGACTACAGATGGACACGGAGAAGATCGTTCCAAACCAGGACACCATGCGGCAACAGTCTGTTCAGGCACAAGCCCAGATGCTGGCAGAGCAAATGCTCCAGCAACTGGCTGCTGCACAGCAAGCCCCGGCCCCACAAGGAACACTTCCAGACGGTTCGCAAGCAGGCGGTCAAGCGGCAAACACGGCTCAACCAATGCCAATGGCAGACGGCGGGCAAGCAACCAAATCTGAACAAGTGGCCGAGAACCTCCGTTACTACGGAATGGCTTAAAGGAGAATGGAAATGATGAACAAAGGCAAGATGGGCGGTATGCCCTCTAAGTCAAACAAAGGCGGCGCTATGCGCGGCCAGGCTCGAGCTGCTGCCATGAGTGGCCGTCAGATGCCTGTAGGCGGTACTGGCGCTGCGCCAGCCCAAGCCGCAGAGGGTCTCAAGAAGGCTGCTGCCATGAGCGGACGCAAGTTTGCAAACGGCGGCTATGCCACGGCCCAAGGCAAGGTACCGGCACAAGCTGGCGCTGGCATGGCTCGCGCTGCCCAGGGTGGTAAACCCGCCCAGACCGGACTGGCCCGTGCTGCTGCTATGAGTGGACGCACGTTTGCTAATGGCGGCAAGGTCTACAAGACCAAAGTCGTCAAGAAGAGCAAGTAATCATGAACTGCCCCGATTGGGTCCGTAAGGACATGAAGAAGTCCGGCCAGGCAAAAGTACAGACTGGCGTCAAGGACATGGGGAGCCTGTTCCACGGCCAGAAGGTTATGGGTTACGCCGATGGCGGCGAGGCCCTCAAGCAAGAAGGTCTAAAAGCCTCCAATGCTGAGTACGACTCCAAAAGCCAGAAGGACAAGGCTGTATCGAGCTTTAAGCGCCTGTTTGAAGGCAGCATCGATGACCCGAACTCTACCGCCTACAAGAAGTACGGCGCAGGCCGGGGGCAGAGAGAGCGTGACTTCGACGCCGCCGAGAAGCAGTTGGACCAGCTCGACGCATTACGCAAGCAAGAGTCCGAGAAACCCGTCGTCAATAAAGTTGCGCCTCGTACCCCGAAGCAAGACATGGTGAACGACCAGGACACTTCTTCGCGCCCAAGCGAAACAAAGCCACAGAAGTTTGGCGCAGCATTTGCTGCAGCACGCAAAGCTGGCAAGCAGTCGTTTGAGTGGAACGGAAAGCGGTACACCACTGAGGTGGCGAAAGCTAAGAAAGCCACAGCAGAGGGCCGCGACATGGATTCCTCTCGGCAGACGAGCAAGGCTAAGGCAGCACCTCCCCGTCCGAGATTGAATTTCTCGACACCGGGTGATCGGACACGTTGGGACGCGAAGTACAAAGCGACCCACAACGCAGACGGAACGCCAAAGTAATTGCTGAACAAACTCGACAAACAAACCGTTGCGGCCCTATCCACTTTGCAGGGCCACAATGACTTTCAGACGTTTCTGAAGTATCTCCAGCTGAGCCTCGAGCAGCTGCGCAAGGACAGCCAGAGCACCAAAGATGAGGTGACTCTGCGCTGGGAACAAGGCGCAATCCAGACACTCGACCAGCTGATCGACACGTGCAACAACGCACGCGAGACGCTTCGCAAGTTTCAGTAGGGTGACCTACAACCCCCGCTACCTGGGTTCTTAGGTAGCACGCAATCAAGACCAGTCCCTGATTGGCGCAACCACCGAAAGGCTTGCGTCTATTAACACTTGGCTGATGGAGACCAAATGGCAATTCCACGCAAAGTAAAAGAAGCAGCCGAAAAGGCTGAGGCGCTCTACCAACAGGCTTACCAGGTAGAGCAACCAGAGGCACAACCTGCCCAAGAGCCTGAACAGGCTCCCATCGAGGCACAGGAACAACCTGACCAGCAGGAAGCTCAGTATGTATCCGAAGGGATACAGACGGAGACTCCCGCTCAAAGCGAGAAACCTGCGCAAGACAAATGGGAACACAAGTTCAAGGTGATCGAAGGCAAGTACAAGGCCGAGGTACCTCGCCTTGCAGCACAGATCCGAGAACTGAGCCAAAGGGTTGAATCCCTTTCTGCAGAAAATGAAGAGTTGAAGAGTCGGCCCTTAGCCGAAGCTCAAGCGCTCATCAGCCCCGAAGATCGAGAGAAGTACGGAGACGACCTTCTCGACGTTATCAGGCGCGCAGCCAAAGAAGAGGTTGGCACCAAAGACACGGAGATCGCAACCCTCAGAAAGCAGCTGGACTCGATTACATCGAGCACAGTCAAGCAGAGTGAGGTGAGCTTCTACGACCGTCTTGGGCAGCTGGTCCCTGATTGGCCTAGCGTCAATGACGACTCGAACTTCCATGAGTGGCTGGATGAATACGACGAGCTCACAGGCAAACGACGCCAAGATCTCCTCTCAGAGGCAGAGACTCAAAAGGATGCGGATCGTGTGGCGAGATTCTTTTCAAAGTGGAAGAACCAACAAGAATCATCCAAAGCCACTACCAACCAGGCACTAGCCTCGCAAACGGTTCCTGACAGCAAGCCTGTCGTGAAGCCGCCAGCAGGCAAGCGTTTCTTTACCCGAGGTGAGATTGCGGACTTCTATGCCCGCGCCCGCCGAGGAGAGATCCGGTCTGATCAGTTGGTGGCAATGGAAGCCGAAATCCACGCCGCCTCAGTTGAGGGTCGCGTTCGTTAGCCCTGCTATATCAGCAGTGCTGACACGCGATCAGCACAGGCGGCAATAAACCATAAAGGAAATTCCAAATGGCTATTACCGCCAAAACCAGCCCGAGCGTATTGGGCTCTTCGAACTACCCGCAGTACTCGTACAACGCGAACCCTAGCGGCTCTGCGTTCATCCCCGAGATCTGGTCTGGAAAGCTCCAGGTCAAGTTCTACAAGTCCACTGTTCTTGGTGAAATCACCAACAACGATTGGGAAGGCGAAATCAAGGGCGCTGGTGACAAGGTCTTCATCCGCACCATCCCCACGATCACCATCCGCGACTACCAGAAAGGTCAGTCCCTGGTGAACGAGGCTCCGACCTCGCCCCCAATCGAGTTGACCATCGATCACGGCAAGTACTTCTCCGTGGTTGTGGACGACGTTGATGAAGTCCAGGCCGATGTGAAGCTGATGGACATCTTCACAAACGACGCTGCTGAGCAGATGAAGATCGTGATCGACGCCGACGTTCTCGGCGGCGTTTACGGCGACATCGCTGCGGCCAACAAAGGTGCTACCGCTGGTGCTGCTTCTGCTGCGCTGGACTTTGGTGTTGCCGGTACACCCCGCGTTGTTACCAAGGAAGATGTGCTCGACCTGATCCTCGATCTGGGTCTGGCACTGGACGAGCAAAACGTTCCTGAAGAGGGCCGTTGGGCTGTCATTCCTCCCTGGATGGCAGCAGTGCTTAAGAACTCTGACCTTAAGCAGGCTTACCTGACCGGTGACGACCAGTCCACTCTGCGTAACGGCAAAGTCGGTTCGGTTGACCGCTTCACCATCTATACGTCGAACAACCTCGACAAGGATGGTACGGGCGCAACTGCCGAGTACACCGTTCTCGCTGGCACACGCGATGCGATCTCCTTCGCTTCGCAGATCACCAACGTTGAGACCCTGCGTTCCGAGTCGACCTTTGGTCACATCGTTCGCGGTCTGAATGTCTACGGCTACAGCGTTACCAAGCCCGAGGCAATCGTTGGCGCAATCGTTGCCAAGTCTGCAGCAGGTGGCTCTGGGGCTTAATTAACCCTAGACAGGAAGGGAGGGGGTAACCCCTCCCTTTTTCACATTGGAAATTGAATTCAGGTTAGACGCAAAAGGAATAGGCGACGCAATCTGCGGCGTCTACACGGCATGTGGTTTGGCCGACCGTGGGCACCTTGTGAAGTTTCACGCAAAGCACACAGAGTGGCTCAGGTGGTTTAGCCACCCGAACCTCACCATCGTTCCAGAAAGAGACCAGACGGTCTTTAACGCCAATGCTGGCTATCAGGAGCAGCTAGAGGCATCTCGTACTGGCAAGTGCCAGTCTAGATCCCTGTGGTACATGCAGAACATTCATGGTCTGCACCCCAAGATCAAGGGAGAGCCGCAACCGGCCCGCCCATTGAAGTACGAAAGTGTCGGTACTTGTGAAGATCTACCGACGAAATATATTGCTCTGGCCCCATTTTCTGCCTACGTAGACCGGCAATGGAACATGCAGCACTGGCGGATGCTCGCTAGAGCGCTGATCGATGAAGGCCATAACGTCATTGCAATCGGTTCTGCCAGCCACGCCCAGACTCTCCAAGACTCGTTCACCAAGTCCGGTGTTCGCTACTTCTGGGGCCAGTCCCCGGAGTGGACAGTCAAAGCGATCCGGCACGCCGACATCCTGATCGGAAACGACAGCGGCCCTGCCCATGTGGCAGGACTGTACGGCAGTAAGGCAATTGCATTGTGCGGCCAGATCAACGGCCAGTTTGTCTACCGTGACGCTCCGTCTGTCATCCCGGTGCAAGCGCCTGAGCACGTGCCATGTGCGCCATGCCACTGGAAGACCGAGGGTGGCTACTCAAGCCTGTGCAGTCAGTCATGCAGCGCTCTTCAGTTGATCTCCCCGTTCGAGGTCGCTGACCTAGCGATCAACCGAACGAAGGAACCGAATGAAAGCGTCCCAAGTCAAGAAGGAGGGCGGCAAGCTGGTCTACCGAGGCCACAAGTTCGACGGGTTCAACAAACCAACTCGAGCGCCCGCAGCAAGCCCAAAGAAAAAGATGGTGCTGGCCAAGAAGGGTGACGAGGTCAAGCTGGTGCAGTTCGGCCAGAAGGGCTACGAAGACTTCACCCAACACAAAGATCCCAAGCGCCGGGAGAACTACCTCAAGCGCTCAGCCGGGATTCGAGGCAAGGACGGCAAGCCTACAAAGGACGACGTATTTAGCCCGAATCACTGGGCCCGCAAGGAACTCTGGTAATGACCACCTTTCAACAAATCATCAATAGCGCTCGCGTAGATCTGCAGGATGCAGACAAAGTCCGCTACACAGACGCGGAGCTTCTCGAGTACGCAAATGATGGCGTAAGAGAGGCGTTCAGAATGCGCCCTGACTTCCGGTTCGGTACATACGCGGACGCTCTACCCGTCTATCAACTGGCTGACGATGTCCCGATGCCCGAGACCTACGCGATGCTCTTAAAGCACTACGTCGTATTCCGTTCCGAGGCCCGGGACGACGAGTACAACAACGACGGTAGAGCTGCTCTGTTTATGGCGCGTTTTGAGACGAGGTTACAGAAATGACGCCATACACAAACTTCCTAGATTACGTTCTGCCTGATGTGCCTGGGTGCACAAACGATCTTGCCCTGCATGCCGTCAAGCAGACGGTCATCGACTTCTGCGAGAAGAGCCTGGTGCTCGAGGTAGACCACTACCCGATCACGATTGTGCGCGGGATCATCGACTACGAGCTCGATCCCCCAAGGGACCACCTGGTCACCAAGATCATGAAGGTCTACTACAAGGACCAGGAGCTCGCGCCGCTTGCCATAGACGATGTCCGCTACGGCCAGTTCTTTAACAAGAACTACCTGGACGCACAGAAGCATGAGGGTCCTCCCCGGTTCTATACCCAGAAGGACGCTCGAACAGTTTCAATCTTCCCGTATCCCAAAGAGACGGAGAAGTTGTCCCTAACCTTGCGGGTCGCGCTTAAACCAACTCGAACAGCATCTCAATGCGACGATCTCATTTTTGAAGACTATGCCGAGACAATTGGTCATGGCGCGGTCACCCGCTTGGCCCTATCGCCAAACAAGCCCTACTACAACGTTCAACTGGCAGGTGCCAGAAACGTCATGTACACCGCTGGATTGAATGCCGCTCGACAGCGGATCTCCAGGGGGTACGTGAGGGCTGATCGCCAAGTCAGGATGAGGAAGATCTGATGTCCAAACTAATCAAACTCGTACAGGGCGACAACCGACCTTACATTCGCTTGACGCTAACAGACGTAGACAAAGAGCCAATCAACCTGACCGACGCAACGGTGCGCGTGTACTTCCGTGAGGCCGGGGCTGAAACGATTCTCTCTACGTTGGTCTGCTCAATCGTTGGAGACCCAACGGAGGGAGTAGTGACGTTCAACTTTCCTGGTAACACGCTAAATGTGGAACAGGGGATTTACGAAGGTGAGGTTGAGATTGATTTCGGCGGAGAAACTCAAACCGTTTACGACATTCTGAGATTCAACGTTCGCGACCAGTTCGCCTAATTTATTTTGAAAGGGAATACCCATGTCTGCATTGTCAAATTTTCTTGAAAACAAACTGGTAGACCAGATTTTCCGTGCGCAAGCTGCGCCGACTACCAGCACCCTGTACGTTGGCCTATTCACCGCTGCCCCCAGCGATGCTGGCGGTGGTACCGAGGTCTCAGGCAACAGCTACACCCGTGCCGCAGTGACTTCTTCGCTGGCCAACTGGGCTGGTACG